TCCGTAACATGTTTGATGACGGACGCTTTGAAGGCTTCAATATCTATGACACTACAAAGAAAGATAAAAAGCAGATAACAGGCTCAGGTATTCAAGCACTCGGCGATGATGCAATGGGGCTGATGTACTACGAAGCTCTAGAGCGAGATCTGATGCCAGTCGTTAAAAAGGCCTACGAAGATCTCGGCCGAGGCGATGATTTCTCGATGGGGCGCTATCATTGGGAAAGCTGGGTGGCCAGCTCAGCTCAAGAGGTAGATCATGGTACAATTAACGGTATCATCAATGAATCTCTTGGTATTGAGAACCCCTACCAAAACATCCATACGAGAGAAGGTAAATACGACAACTTTGAGAGTGGCGCAGTCTATTATTACAGCAGCGATGGTATGCCTTATATCGCCTTACCTGATGGCCTTGGAAATATGTACGAATTTACCCCTGAGCAAAGCAAAATAGTGCTGAAAAAGATCAAGGATGATGTTATAGTTCCAAAGAGTTTCAAAGTCAGTAAAAACAAGAGTAGGCCTTGGTATGAAAACCCAGAAGTCAACAAAGAAGCCCTCGCAGAACTCTACCGATCAGAAGGTGGACGACCTCTTGATGGCGGGTTTCACACGTCTAGCAAGAATAACACCGATGGCACCGGATCAGATGTCACCGGAGGAAGCAGCGGAGATCGACAAGTCGATCCGAGTGACAGCAACGCCAGCATGGCGTCCGACAAAAGGTTCTTCCAAAGTTTAGCTGATAGTTTTGGATCGAGACCAGCGACCCCCGAAGAGGTACGCGAGCTTGGCCTTAGCCAAGAGCAAGATCAACAGGCTCAAATCGTAGCTGATTATCTATCAAAAGGTAAACCAATCCCAATTGGGCAGAAAGGTACACCTTTTGAAAACGGCGTTCAAAACCCAGAGGCAATCAAAAAGATTGCTGAGGCACTTGGTGTAGCAGTAAAATTCTACCTGAGCGCCAGCGATATGAAGCAACAGCAGTTGGTTGATCATGGTGTTAAAACAGACGCTAGCACCATGGGTAATTTACTGGCAACAGCGGATCCAAGATATCCGTTGTACAATGATCGCTGGGGTGAAATTGGCGTTCTAAAAGATGGCACAAAGACACCATACTTGGTCAGCGGTAAAGTATCCTTACAGAACTTTATATTTACCTTAGCTCATGAGTTAGGCCATGTGTTTGGCGCTAGACCGGCTTTTGATGTCCGTAATAAAGACGGCAAGCCGAATGATAACTGGGATAATATTGTGCGGATCTCGGATGATCGGAATGATGCTAGCGGTAAAAAGCTCTTAAAAGGTGCAAAGCCTCAATATGCGTACACTTTGGATGGACAACTAGCCATTCTAATTGATGCTGCTTCAAAGAAACCGAAGCTCACCGAGGCTAAATCGTTAAACAGTGCAGCAGTCGCTCAAGCAAGACAACTCATTGAAGAGCTAAAACAACTCCAATCTAAACAAGGCGCTTTATCACCTTATGGTCTTGAAGACCCATCGTTTAGTATTAGAGAATCATACCAAGTGTTTCAAAATAGCCAAGCAGAACTGGCAGAAACCGGAGGATATGCGGCTTCAGTTATGATGCCAAAAGAGGCTAAGTCGTTCCAAAAGTTCGAGCGTACTTATATGAACGCACCTGAAGAGCTGATTGCTGATCTTATAGCTGCATACTTAACTAACCCGCAGCGCGTCAAACAAATAGCCCCAACAGCAGCTCAGTTCGCTAGAGATATGTTAAACCAGTCTGACAGTTCTGCAGTTGCTAAGTTCTACAGCGCACCAATCGGCGTTGTAGTAGCTGCAATTATTGCAAACATGCTGGTTGGCGAGCGTGAGGATGAAGACGAAAAGGCCGCCTTGTCGCTCGGTAGGGGTGCGCTCTCAGCATAAAGAAATGGCGGTTCCAGAAGGATTCGAACCCTCAGCCTACTGCTTAGAAGGCAGTTGCTCTATCCAGTTGAGCTATGGAACCGTGCGGCCTTAATACAGGAGGCTAATCATTGAGTAAACCGAGAAAAGAACGAGCCAAGGCTCCAAGTCGTTACGGTAATGGTACCCATCCACAACGAGCACCCAAAAATAACTACTTTGCAGAGCTTATGTCTACCCCAGAGGGTAGGGCGCTGCGTAAAGAGTGGTCATCAAAGCCTCGCAAGAACGCTGGGCGTCCACTAGGGGTGCCGGATGGACACCGGAAGCAAACTATTGAGCCCTTACGCGAGGAGCTACGAAAAGAAGCAGAAAAGGTTGTACAAGTCATGACGAAGAAGCTCGATGTCAAACCAGATGACTACGCTGAAGAGGCATTAGTCACTGCAGTAGAGATTATGAGATCCCCAGACGCGACACGCGACCGCCTAGCTGCTGCTCGCCTTGTCCTAGACTTTACTAAACAGAAGCCGGCTACAAAATCCGAGATGGCTATCAGCCAAGCTGAGAGTTTCCTCGAAGGCCTACTAATGGAAGAAGAGCACAATGGACAAGAAGCTGCAAAAGATCCGAAAGAGACTGCTCACTGAGTTTAGTTTCTACTCTAAATCCGCACTGAAGATCAGAACGAAAAGCGGCGAGGTTGCCCCTTTAGTTTTGAATGAAGCACAGAAGATCCTCAATGAAGCTGTCACCAGACAACTTGAGAGTGAAGGGAAAGTAAGGATCATCATCTTGAAGGCTCGCCAGCAAGGCTTGTCAACATATGTTGGTGGATACCTGTACTTCACTGTGAGCCAGCACAAGGCTCGTAAAGCGATGGTGATCACTCACCACGCTGACAGTACTCGGGCGCTCTTTGATATGACTAAACGATATCATGAGCATTGTCCTGAGATCTTGAAACCTCATACTAAATACAGCTCAAGAAGGGAATTGACGTTTGATGTTCTCGATAGCTCTTATGTCGTTGCGACTGCCGGTGGAGACGCCATTGGTCGCGGTGAAACCCTCGGCCTGCTACATGCCTCTGAACTCGGGTTCTGGCCTAAAAGCACTGCTGAGGAAAACTGGAATAGTTTGGTACAAGCTGTGCCGAATACTGCTGGAACGGCTATCTTTATCGAGAGCACGGCGAATGGTGTAACCGGTACCTTTTATAATCTGTGGAAGGGGGCGGTTGCTGGCGAAAATGGTTATATTCCAGTGTTCATACCGTGGTTCACAGATGCGACATATCGGGAACCGGTTACTGAAAACTTTGAGCGCACACCAGATGAACAAGAGCTCTGCGAGAAATATACCCTCGATGATGAGCAGCTTATGTTCCGGCGGCGCAAGGTAGCACAAAACGGCTTAGACCTGTTCCGTCAGGAGTACCCATCAACCCCAGATGAGGCGTTTCTGACGACAGGTCGGCCTGTATTTAACCCAGATCAACTTATCGAGCTTATAGATGAGACAGCAGATGTCGAACAGCGTCTAGCTCTCGAAGATGGCGAATGGGTAGATCACCCGAGAGGTGAATTAACTGTATACCGTAAGCATGACGAAGGTGAGCGGTACGTAATCGGCGCAGATGTCGCCATGGGAGTTCGTAATGGTGACTATTCAGTTGCTCAAGTCCTTGATAGCAAAAAGCGCCAAGTTGCTATTTGGCGTGGTCAAATCCATCCTGACTATTACGCTGAAGTGCTTAACGCACTTGGCCACTACTATAATGAAGCTCATATCATCGTTGAAAACAACGGTCATGGAATACTTACAGTCACGCGGCTAGGTAAAGATCTCGCGTACCAAAACTTTTACACTGAGATCCAGCATGACAAAGTCACAGACCGTGAAACTGTTAAGCTCGGCTTCAGCACTACAGCCAAGACTAAACCCCTGATTATCGATCAACTCCGCGCTGCGATGCGCGAGGGTGAAATAGAGTTGAACGACAAAACAACAATTAGGGAAATGCTCACCTACATCGTCACTGGAAGCGGCAGCATGGAAGCTGAACCGTCTTGCTTTGATGACTGTGTAATGGCTTTAGCCTTGGCTAACTATGTCCATGAAGGATCATGGGAGCCTGTTGATGTTCCACCAGAACTTTATGTTGAAATGGTATAATTAAATGGCACAAAAGAAAGATTACAAACCACTAGGCGATGATGAAGTCATAAAGATTGTAGAAGACAACATCGCTCGTTCAGTGGGTTATTATGACAGCCAGCTATCACGCGAGCGCGA